CTGGCCTTCAGCCAGTGTTTTTTCACCTGATCCACCGAACGCAGCGTCCCGGTCGGTGGTGTTGGCGAACACGGGGACGCCTGTTCGGGCGCTGGTGTTTAGTTGTGCGGCTGTAAGTACTTGTCCGGCCGTAAATGTTGGGACTGTGGTCTGTGCGTTCGCGCCCATACGCCTATCCTAAGACATTTTCGGCGTCGATGATGCCATAGGTGACATCATCCAGGATCAGTTCATAGACCACAGTTGTCGGGGCCGTGAAGTACATGATCGAATGGCCGCGCAGGACGGACAGTTCGTGTTCGATGCCTTCGATGGACAGTTCCTGGGCGATCTGGTTTCCGGCGATGGTTTTTTCGATGCTGATGGTGTCCCCGATGTCGACGGTGGCGAGCGTGTCGCGCTGCCCGGTGCTCAACATCAGGAAGTCGGTCCCGACAGCTGTAAAGCGGGGTTCGGGCTGGGGTTCCAGTAGGTAGTCGGCTAGGTCGTCGATTTGACCCTGGATGTGTAGAAGGCTGTTTCCGATGCTTTCGGCCTGAATGAAGTAAGTGGCCTGGGATGCCGGGTCGTCGGCTGTACTGGTCTTGCCATCCAGCCCGGTGACGACTGCCCTGTTTATGACCTGGTCGGCCTCGAAGCTGATCCCTAGTTCGTTGTAAGGGATGTTTGTTCCGTCATCGTGAAAGGCTGCGACTGGCCCGGACAGTGTGGTGCCTACGCGCGGCTGAAACACTAGGACGCCCGATCGGTCTATGAACAGGCGGCCCTGTTCGGCGTCATTTATTTGTCCCAGATAGGCCAGGACATTTGTCCCGGCTGGGACGGTGTAGGCGCTGTCGTGGCCCAGGTCGACGGTCCCGGTGTCAATGTTGCGCGCAGCGCCGCCCGGATAGTCGACTTCAGGTAGGTCTAAGACTGTTTCGATGCGTTCCCCGGATGTTTCTGGATCGACATTTAGCTGGTCCATTATGGTCTGGGCGAGCAGATAGAAACGGTCGACACAGTACACGGTGACGGTGTCCAGGCCGCCCAGGGCGAAGTTGTAGTCGTAGTTCACGATGTAGCCCTGGAACAGCGACTGGGCGGTATTCGTGGCGTCGTAGCGGATTAGTTTCACCTGTCGCATGGGGGCCAGGCCGGGGATCCCCTGGGCCTGGTCGTAGTAAGGGTTTGATGGGCTGTCATCGAATGGGTTAAACACGCCCTGGGCCAGCGTGTCGTTAAGCGTGAATGACATCTGTCCGGCCGCGAACTGGTCGCCCTGGTCGCGTCGACCGCGTTTCACATTGACGCCGATCGTTCCGTCCATGACCGACGCGAAACCTGTTGTCCCGTCCAGGACATAGCTGGTGTTATCTAGAACGCCTTTTACTGGGTCGTCCAGTGTGAAAGTGTCGACCAGGAACCCGACATCGACCAGCAGGTCGTAATCACCACTGTCGACGACGCTGAAGCCAGCCATTACGCGACCTGAATGTTCGCGGGGCCGCCTGTCCTGTTGTAGGCGCGGATGGCGTTAATGACCGCCTGGCCGATTTCGGCGCTGGTGGCCAGGCCCCCGGTGACATTGACGGTCACATTTCCGAACCCTGATCCGCGATTTAGTGGGACGACTGCTTCGGGTCCGGCTTCACCGACGACCGCTAGTGTCGCGCTGCGAACGATGCCGCCTTCGGCCAGCATCGGGATTTTGGGAACGCTGAACCCTTTTCCGCCCAGGCCGGGAACCCAGCTGGGAAACTCGAATGACAGTTTTCCGATGGTGTTATTCCATAGTCGGGCGATCGTGTTAAAGATGTTTTTGTAGATGTTTAGGACGCCCTGGACATAGTCGCCCAGGAAGTCCAGTGACGCGGTGACGCCTTTCTTGATGGCCTGGAACACGGTGTCGACTACTTTTCGGACGCCCTCGAACTTAAAGTAGAGCGCTGTCAGGATCGCGATAAACGCGACGACTGCCAGGATGACGATCGTGATCGGGTTCGCGGCCAGTAGTGCGTTCCATGCGAGCGTCAGACCGTTGACGATGGTCTGAATCGCGGTCCAGGCTTTCATCGCGAAGTTCAGTGTCAGAATGACGGCCGCCAGGCCGCCGATAACCCCGGCGATGATTAGGACCAGTTTTGTGTTTTCCTGTAGCCATGATGCGAAGTCGACGAAATAGGGGATGATGGCGGCGACGACTGGAAGTAGTGCGGCGCCGATGCTTTCTTTCGCTTCGCCCATCTGGATCGACAGGTTTTTCATCTGGCCTGCTGCTGTGTTCGCTGCGTCGGTTGCGGCGCCCCCGGTAGTGCCGGCCAGCATTTCCATTACCGTGTTAAAGTCCGCGCCTTCTTTGATGACTGGAATCAGGCTGGCGTCGAGCGCCTTTAGGCCCTTCATGTTTCCGTTGTACGCTTTCGACAGTGCGTCGGTGACGGTCGACAGATCGTTCCCGGTTGACGCGGCGATGTCCATCGCCTGCGCTAACAGTTCCTGACCGTATTCCAGCGACCCGGTCGACTGGACAAGTGTCGCCAGGGCCGGGCGTAGTTCGTCGTCGGCGGTCGCTGTTGCCTTTGACAGCGTCGTAATGAACTTTTCATTAGCTGCGATTTGTTCGTCCGTTGCCAGGCTGGATCGTCGGATGACGCCTTCCAGTTGCGACTGTGCGGCGGCATCTTCCATCGCGGCTTTTGTGGCATCGCCCAGGGCGACCGCCAGACCGCCGATCGCCGCAGCTGCGGGAAGTGCTGCCTTCTTTATGGCGAACGCCGATTTAGCGCCTACGCCTTCGAGCTGCTGGAACTCTTTAACGGCCTTATCTAGACCTTTACTGTCGAAGTCGCTGATGATGGGGATTCTGATCGCCATTACATCACCAGCCTTTTTCCGATCGTGTCCATTAGTTCTTCCACTAAGTCAACCATGTTTCGTTCCACCGCGTCAGCGTTTCGTTCATAGGTCGGCCACATGACGCGCGACGGTGGCCCGAACTGGGCTGTGATCGCGTCGACGAACCTGGCGCCCTGGGGCGACTGCCCGCCAGCCTTGCCCGCCATGTCGATTATGGACGCGGCCGGGTCTTTCTGAATGATGACGATGGTCCCCTGGTTTCGTTTCCCGGTGTCGATCTTTAGGCCGACCGCTTTCTGTGCGGCGGCGCGGTCATAGGGGAACTTTTTATTTCCGCGCTGTGTCCAGGAACGCGACATCCCGGACAGATACCTGTTCGGATAGGCGTTTTTAATCGCGTCGGTCGCAGGTTTGACGACTTCTTTCGCCTTTTTATTTAGGTCTTTACGCAGCTGCGGATCGAGTTCCTTCAGTTCTTTCAGCGCTTCCTTTACGCCGAACACCTGGATCGTCGTGTCGGTCGTCATCGTTTTTTGTTCGCTTCGTTCAGTACGCGAAGCACCGTGACCAGGTCGCGCGTATCGAATGGGATGTCATGCGGCCAGAACCCGGTCGCCGCCAGCACTTCAGCTAGCTGGCGTCGGAAACTGCCGCGTCCGTAGGGTTTGGATCGGTCTGGTCGACAGCGACGATTTCCATGTCGGGATGTGCCGCCAGCCATTCCTTCCAGGTGGGTTCTTTGACCAGGCGGCCGGACTGTTTCCACATGAAGAACGCCCAGGACACCATGTCGGAAACGCCGATCCCGCGACCGTCGGTCGCTTTCCTGTTTTCGGTGCGTTCCCATTCGGTGATACATAGAAGGTTCGTGATGACTTCCACCGAGTCCTGTTCGACGCCGCTGATCCGTAGTTTGATTTTCATCCTTCTGTCCCTTCAGGGTCTGTTTATGGGTTCGTGGTGTCTGTGCTGTACACGCCGCCGACGAATGTGATGTCGATGGATGACAGTTCGCCCAGGCTCGCGTTAATCACTGGCAGTTCCGCCAGGAATGTCTGGGTCAGCGTGAAGCCTGGGTTCGTGGCACTGTCGACCGCGCTGGTCGGTTTCACGATCACGGTGGTCGTGGTGCCGACCAGGTCTTTCAGTGTCGCGTAGGTTTCGGTCGCTGCGTAGCTCATGTACAGCGTCAGCGTCAGTTCGTGGTTGCCTAACCCGCTGGTGTAGGTGCGTGACCCGGTGCCGAACGCGGTGTCCTCGAGCTGGTCGTAGCGCTGAAGGAAACTGGCGGCCGTACACTGATCGGTCAGCGAAACGCCGTTCACGGTGACTACTGGGTTCGACAGGTAAATGGATGTAGGCATGGCTTAGTCCTTTGCTGGTTTCTTCTTCTTAACAGTAGCGGGTTTGTGTTCGCTGGTTGGCGATGCGATTTCGACGATGAACCCGGCGTTCAGCAGGGCGTCGATGTTAACGCCTGGGCGCGGGATGTATTCGTCGCCCGGTGTGCCCATGCGCGGGTTCAGGATCTTGTAGGTCATGCTGTCTGGGCCTGTAGGTTCACGGTCAGTTCGTAGGCGGGCAACATCACGCCACCGATGTCAAGCGTCGTCGGACGCCCATCAGTGACCGCCACATTCTTCGCCAGGACCAGTGACGACAAGTTCAGCAGGTTCCGCATGGCGTCCAGGTTCGCGGGTCCCAGGCTGATGATCTGGACCGGGAATGTCATTTTCACGATGTTGTAGTTCCAGGCCGTGAACGATGGGGCGCCCAGGAACACGCATGGCGGGACCAGGTTCCGGGGATCGGTGACGACCTGTAGCCCGGTGATCGTGCCTAGCGTCGATGCCAGGTCGTCCAGGGCTTCGTTAAACAGGTCGGTATAGGCGACTGGCATCAGGCCACCTGCGGTCTGTCGATCCCCAGCAGCTGTTTAATCAGCGGCGACAGCCCGGTCGTCGGGGCTGTCCCCATTTCGGTAAAGGATGCGAAAGTGTCGATGGATCCGCGCTGTCGGTACAGGGCGCCGCCGTACATAATCGTTCCCAGGGTCACATCCCCGGATGGGCTGGTCGTCAGACCGTCAACATACCCGGCTTCCTGGCGGCGACGGAACGCGAACTGGTTAGCGGCCGACGCGCACTGTGTCAGGAATGTGGTATCCGCAGCTGTCGCGGTACCGATGCCTAGCCAGTCCTCGATTTGTGTCGCAGTAATCCAGGTACAGGTCGGCGTGTAGGCCAGCGTCCCGGTCGCTGCGACCCGGTCGACATTCGCCGCCGTTTTCGCATACAGCACCTGATTTCGAATCGGGATGTTGTAGTCGTAAAGCAGATCCCCCTGCGTATCGACGCCAGTGAACAGGTACTGGGGCAGCGCCCGGACCGTGACCGTCCCGTTAAAGGTGGCGTCGACACCTGCGACGGTGACGGTGACACCTAGTTCCAGGTCGGCCTGGGTCAGTAGTTCGACGACTGCGAAGTTGTCGACTAGGTACTTGTTCGTGACGCTGTAGGTAGCCATAGGCGGTTAGGCCCGCCCTGCCACTAGGCGACGGTGATCTTCTGAACGAAACGCGACCCTGGGGTGGCGTCGGTGGCGTCCTGGAAGAAAGTGGCGAAGTAGCCGTAGTAGCTAAAGTTTCGACCCAACAATGCCGGATCTTCGACTGACATGATGCCGCGGACCTGTTCGTAGAACTCGATCGCTGGGGCGTGAACCACCAGCATCGTTCCCGATGCGAAGTTTCCGTCGACGACGATTTCGAGACCCAGCGGGTTCATTCCCGACCAGCTGGCGGCTGATCCGGCGCCCAGCGTGTTCTGACCGATAAGGCCAGGCGCGCCGATCGCTGGGAACAGTGGACGCTTAGCGTCGTCGAGCTGTCCGCCCAGTTTCTGCCATACATCGACAGACACCAACAGGTGTGTCGCGAACAGGTTTGTCGAGTTGCTGATGTTAAACGCGCAACCATAGATGGCGTCCATCAGGCTGGTCGGATTACCAGCGGTCACGGTCCAGGTGAACCCGGACGCCTGTGAAGCGGTGACACAGGCGTCGGCTGCGATGTTGTCAGTTTCCTTCATGTACTGACCAGTGAGATCCTGAAGGATCGTGTTCAGCGCGGCCGGGTCGGTGAAGTCGATGTCCTGCTGCGAGATGAACACGCCACCAGCGACGGTCTGTCGGGTCACGGTGTTTGACGACAGCGTCATTTTTTGGTTGGTGACTTCCTGACCTTCGGTCTGTACACCTGCGGCGGTGTGCTGCGTAATGATCGGACGAATGAATGACTTTCCGTTTCCGTTCGGCATCGCGCGCGTACCGATCGCGGAAACGACCGGGCGGATGAAGTTGTAGTTCTGGAACACAGGTCCCAACACTGGAATCGGCAACAGACCAGGCGTGTCAGTCGTCAGATCCTGGGCAAGTGCGGCCTGGATCGAGCTGTGCTTTTTCGCAGCTGCGACTTTGTAGGCATCGTTCACGCGACGGAAAGTGTCGCCGCCGATGTGGTACGCGGCCATGTATTCGCCGGGCGTCGGAAGCGCAAACTCGCGCTTAGCAACTGCGGGAACGGTCGGCGTCGGGATGGTCGCTTCGACTGCTTCGGGCTTCGGGGTTTCGGTGGTCATGTCGGTTTCACTTTCTTGTGTGTCCTGTATTTCATTATGGTCGGTCGGTGTGTCTGTTTGTGGGATACTTGCGGCGACTTTGGTAATGCCAGCCTGATCCCCGAAAGCGCCCAGCGGAACCAGCGATAGTTCCTGCCATTCGGCCTTTTCGATAATCATCGTCCCGGCTTCGTCGTAGCTGAACTGGATGGGGTTTACCCCTACCGATACCTGGTCGATGGTGCCGTCCTGGGCCATGACCAGGGCGTCCTGGCCTAGCCGGGTCTGACTGATACGCGCCGAGAACAGCATCCCCTGGTCGGTGTCGACCCGTTCGGTGACGACGCCTACTGGCTGGGTCGCGTCGTGGTACATGAACAGCCTGGGCGCCTTGCCTTCGACGGGCAGCGATCCGGGGCGGAACATGACGGTCGTCCCATCATTGACGGTCGCTGGTGTGTTGTAAGGAACGGCGGTTCCTGAGATGGTGCGGCGGGGCTGGCCATCGGCTGCTGCTGCGTCGACGCTAAAGTCCCCTGCGATAAGTCGGATCATGGTGTGTTCCTTTCGTTGACAATGCTAACGAACTGCTAGGCGTTCCTGTGTGTTTTCTTCGACGACATCTTCGCGGCTGTTGTCGGCCATGTCCGCCATGAAGTTTTCTTCCAGGTATTCGTCGGCGTCGAACTCGACATAGGTTCCGCGCGGCAGGACATTATCCATCGACAGCGCCCCGGCGATCGCGTCCGCGTACAGCTTCACGCCGAACAGGTACAGGTCGGCGCGCGCCTGTTGACTGGACTGGTACGAATAGGACCCGGTGGAAACGCCGACCAGGTACGGCGGCACATTCGCAAGTCGCGCACATTCCAGCGCCTGATAGTTCGCCGCTTCGATTAACAGCATTTTGTCGGGGGTCGCGTTCGTTTCGGTGTAGGTCAGGTATTCGTTCAGCGCGGCAGTTTGATTAGTTGCGCGCGCAGCGTTAAACGCGGCCGCGAGATCGGACAGTTCCTGGGCGCTAAGCGGTTCGCCCCCGGTCTGCTTTAGTACGCCCGCCGGGATAGATGATGATGCGTTTCTGTTTCGTGCGGCTTCCAGTTTTAGCGCGGTCTGGATCGCGTTTGGTGCGGAATAAATCAGGCCCTGCGCGGGTGAAAGTATTTGGACTAGATCGTTCGGGTCGAGCAGACCGCCAGCGAAATAGACTTCCTTCGACGGTGCGAACCACACCGGGCCGGGCTGATCGAGCGTGTTAATCGACCCGGAAGGTAGGCGCTGGAACGATGCGGGATAGCCATCTGCTGTCCTGCTGCTAATCCATAGAAACGCCCGACCGAACATCATCAGGTCGTCGAGCAGCCACGCCATCAGGAACTGGTAGGACACATTCGGGTCAGGTCGTCGCAGCCATGAACGCGGCGCGATGTAGACCTTTTCCATTTCGTCGCCGTTCCACATTTCGTTGTACATTTTCAGCGGCATGGATCCGATGACCGACGCCATGAGATCGCGCGCGCGATTTATTGCCGGAACCTGGATGGCAAGGTTTCGGTCGACGCCTTCGGTGTAGGCGTAGTAGTTTCCAATCATTCCTTCGCCCGCGACGGACGACTTGTAGTAGGAACCTGCGGCCGCAGCTTTCACCGGGGGCGGACTGATCGCAGCCTTTCGGACACGCGGGAAGATAGCCATGCGTTCATTCTTACAGGTGCCAGGTGTGAAGTAGTGGCACCAGGCTTACCTACAGAAGGGACGGATCGCCCGATGCCACTACCGTTTTCGGACGCTACTAGGACGCGACGACCATCAGCGGTTTCCCTGCCGACTTCGGGCGTGATGCCAGGGCGACCGCCCACACTGCCAGGCGCGCCAGCTCGATCGGTCCGGGTGAACGCTGCGATGACAGGGCGACCGAACCCTGGGACCTTACGGCGACC